GAATATAAAAAAGTAAATGAAGATATATTTTTACCATTACAAAGTGCAGATCAATATTACCCTGGTCTTTGTATGATGGATTCAAAATATAAATTTATAGGGTTAGGATTTAGTGATTGGAGTAAATATTTAAAATTTAATAGAAATACAGAAAAGGAAGATGAGCTATTTAAACTAATAAATCCTCCATCTAATTTTACCTTAGTTAATAAGTTTTTTGGCTCTCTACCTAATCAGCAGGTCTGCAAGCATATCGATATAGGTAAATTAGATAATATAGTTGAGCTTAGACCTATACCCGGGTTTACAATTTTTGATTGGTGTAAGGTTTTTGAAAAAGCATCTCAAATTCATACTGTTGATACAAGTTTATTGTTTATACTTGAAACACTAGATACAACTGATAAATTATTTTGTTATAGCAGATTTGAAAATATTACCTTTGATAATGTTAGTCATTTATTCAATAAACCATGGCACTATTATAATAACCCAAAATTTTTAAACTTTAAGGAAGTTGAATGTAAAATCTTAGGCCAATCGCAAAAAGGTCAAGATTCATATATAGATTATATTTTTAATAAAATAGGCACTACTAATAAATATTTTATTGAATTCGGAGCTGTTGATGGTGTTAGAAGCAGTAATACCTACTTTCTTAGAACGCAGCAAAAGTGGAATGGTTTATTGTTAGAGGGTGATCCCTCTATGCCTTCAGACCCTCAAATAAATTTACATAACGAGCAATTAACTAAAGAAAATATCTGTGATACTTTTAAAAAATATAAAGTACAAAATCATTTTGATTTTATATCTATTGATATAGATGGTAACGATTATTGGTTACTTTCTTCTATTTTAGAAAAGTATACACCTCGTGTAATAATGATTGAAGCTTGTGTACGATTTGAACCTAATGTTAAGAAAGTACAAAAATATCATGCAGATTATTTCTGGAGAGGTGATAGGTGGTATGGTGCTAGTCCTCTAGCTTTAAAAGAATTAGGAGAAAAATTCAACTATACAGTAGTTTATATACATTTAGATGATGTAATATTAATACATAATGACTCTTTAAATGTAAAAAATATAGATCCACAATGGGTGGATATATATCCTAAGTCTAACCCGGATTTGTATATATCGCATGGTGACTATGGTATAGTTGAGGAAGAGTGGTTAAACCTTTAAAAATTATGATAGCAGCAAATTATTTTAAAACTTTAGATCCCGTTAATAAAAATGCTTTTAGTATTTTTAAAGCTTATAAATCTAAGAGTAATACCTTTATTGAAACTGGCTGTCATTTTGGTGGTAGCCTTACTCATGCAATAAATGGTGGTTATAAAAATTTATACTCCTGTGATATTAACAAAGTGAGAGTAGATCATTGTTTATCAGAGTTAAGTAGTAAATGTGATGTACTAAGAATTGATCATTCTAGTTCTTTGGATTTCTTTAAAAAGCTGTTGCCTATTATTGATACAGACGCCACGTTTTGGCTTGATGCCCATGACGAAGGTGGTGGTGTACCTACATTCGATGAATTAGCCTTAATAAAAGAGTTATTTGCAGATAAAGCAAGTACTATTATTATCGATGATATACCCCTTTATTTTAATAATACAATACCTGAGCTAATTGCTAAGATTAAAGAAATAAATAAAGATTATAATATACGAATGGAATATATTCATTCTAATAAAAGTAATTACATTCTTGTTGCTTCGACAAAAAGTAGAGAGCAGATGGCGAAATTTTCTATTAATAAAAAGATAAATTCATGATTATAATTACAGGTGTTGAAGGATTTATCGGAAACAATTTTAAAAAGCATTAACAATATAAGGATAAAATTGTTAAAGTAACTATTGATAATTGCGATCTTTTTATTAATATATTTAAAGAATGTTATTGGGTAGTGACTAGGAAGGTAGAGATATAGTAGGTGAAAAATATGCTAAATAAATTAAATTTTTACCTAGACTAGTAGAGCATGCTAGTAGTGATATTATTAATAAACTAACTAAAATATGAAAATTTTATTAATAGGTGATAGTTGCAAAGATATTTACCATTATGGTAAATGTAAGCGTATAAACCCAGAAGCACCGGTACCTATATTAGAAGAAGATTATTTTGAAACTAGAGAAGGTATGAGCTCGAATGTTTATGAAAATTTATTGAGTCTAGGCGCCGCCGTTACTCATTTAAAAAATAATGAACAAATAGAGAAACATAGAATAGTTGATTTAACTTATAGACAGCAATTAATTAGATATGATATTGGAGAGAAAAATATTAAACCACTTGAATTAAAAAAACTTCAGAAGGGTTATGATATTGTAGTAATAAGTGATTATAATAAAGGTTTTATTACTTACGATGTAGCAAAATATATTTGTACTTTTTATAAAGATATTCCTATTTTTGTAGATACTAAAAAGAAAGATTTAAAGTGCTTTAGCAATTGCTATATAAAAATTAATAATATTGAATATGAATCATTAGAAGACTATAACAAAAATTGCGAACTGATAGTAACATTAGGCGGTGAAGGTGCACTTTATAAGAATCAAATATATAAAACAAAAAAAGTAGAAGTGTACGATGTATGTGGAGCTGGAGATGTTTTCTTATCTGCTTTAGTGTATAAATTTAGTATGAATAAAAATATTAAATCAGCTATTCATACAGCTAATAGACTAGCTAGTTATACTGTCACAAAATTAGGTACATATGTATTAACTAAAGAAGATATACACAACCTTGCAAATTAAGAAACTTTATATATATAATAATATTAGACGTTGATGGAGTTCTAAACCATCAGATAAATATAGTGTTGATAGTTGATTATAATTTACTAAATATATGTATACCAGCTGAAAAACTTTGATGGGTGGCTATAGGGGTAATAGAAGTTGATTCGGTATTTTATATAAATATATTATGAAAAGAGCTTTAGTATTAGGAGCCGGTGGATTCATAGGCAATCATTTAGTAAATAGATTGAAGAGTGAAGGTTATTGGGTGCGTGGCGTCGACTTAAAATACCCGGAATATCAAGAATCGTCGAATGCGGATGAATTTATACTGGGCGATTTAAAAAATACTAGTCTAGTGAGTAAGGTATTTTTTGCTCCGGATCAATCTCAAACTCAACGTGGGGGATTTGATGAAGTATACCAACTGGCAGCTGATATGGGTGGAGCCGGTTATATTTTTACAGGTAATAACGACGCAGCTATAATGCATAATTCGGCATTAATTAATCTTAATGTTGCTGAGGCATGTGTTAACTTTACGGTTGGTAAGGTTTTTTATTCCTCAAGCGCGTGTATGTATCCAGAGCACAATCAACTTGATCCAAATAACCCAAATTGTGAAGAATCATCCGCGTATCCTGCCAGCCCGGATAGCGAATATGGTTGGGAGAAACTGTTTTCAGAGCGTTTGTATCTCACCTACGCCCGCAACTATGGGATGGAGTGCCGGATCGCTCGCTACCACAACATCTTCGGACCCGAAGGCACATGGACAGGTGGCCGCGAAAAGGCGCCGGCGGCGATGTGCCGTAAAGTTGCTGAATGTGAGGACGGCGGCGAGATCGAGG